ATCATATGGTATGCGCCAGTAACCAGCGTGGAAACTTATCTGCAAGCAAACGCACGTATCGACCGTCCCGGCCAGAAAAACACCATGACCATCGTGCATATCAAGGGCAGTCCGGTGGAAGAGCGGCTGTATAGTATGCTGCAGAATAATATCTCCAACCACAAAAAACTTATTGACTTGTATAAGGAAGTTATGGAAATATAGTATTTGACATTGTCAAAGATTAGTGGTAACTAACAATATAACAAACCACAATCACAACCAAGAAGGAGCAAAGAGTATGGAAGACTTACCTGTAGACAAGCTTGTACGTGTCTACCGCAAGATACGCGATGCCGTGCAAGAGAAGGAAGACGCTCACAAAGCCGAGATAACAGAGCTTAAAGAGCAGATGGATATGATTAGCACCAAGCTGCTAGAAATCTGCAACACACAGAACGTCGATAGCCTACGTACGAAAGAAGGTACGATAACGAGACGCGCTGCTACCCGCTACTGGACAAGCGATTGGGAGTCCATGTACAAGTTTCTTAAGGAGAAGGACGTTCTGCACCTTCTCGAACAGCGCATACACAATGGCAACATGCGCAACTACCTAGAGGAGAACCCCGATAGTCTACCTGTCGGCCTCAATGCAGATACTAAGTATGTGCTTTCGGTTCGCAAACCTACAACTAAGTGAGAGAAACAATGACCAATTTGACTATATTCAAAAACCCTAACGCCGTTGCTGCTACAGCATTGCCACCATCCAAGTTGGGTGCGCAGATTGCTTCGGGTATGGGCGGGTATAACCGCATCGCCACCAACACCAACGGCACGTTCAAGCGCATCGTAAATGGTGAGCAGGTCGGCAAGGCCATCCGTGGTGAGTTCAACGCCATCATCATTGCCATGCTGGAAAAGCCCAGCCGCAGCTACTACGAGAAGGACTATGACCCTGATGCTAAGGGCAGTGCACCTGACTGCTTCTCTAACCTAGGTGATAGGCCAGAAGCATCTGCCTCTAACCGTCAGTCGGCCAACTGCGCTAGCTGCCCTAAGAACATAGAAGGCTCCGGTAAGAACGGTAAGGGTAAAGCCTGTCGCTTTAGCCGCAAGGTCGCGTTGTTCTTGGACGGTGATGAGTCCGGCGACGTGTACCAGTTCAACATTCCAGCTAAGTCGCTATTCGGTAAGGGCACAGGCAACACCCTCCCGTTCGAGCAGTACTGCCGCCACTTGGTGTCGAACAGTGCAGCGCCTGACCGCGTGGTGACCACCATTGCATATAATCTCGACGCAGAGACCATGGAGCTTAACTTCACTGCTGACCGGTTTATCGACTTAGAAGAGCTGGAGCGTGTCAACGAGGCACAGGGCAATCCCGCCACTACGCGCTTGATTAGCTTCGACATGACGAAGGCCGCTCCCGCAGAAGAACCCGTCAAAATTGCAGCGCAGCCCGAGGTAAAGGCGAAGAAGCCATCGTTCTTGGATGCCGATGATGAAGAAGACGATGAAGAAGAGGCACTGCCAGAACCAGTGAAGCGCCCATCCAAGAAAGCCGCTGCCGAAGTGCCTAGTGGCAGTCTCGCTGCTGTGGTTAGCGACTGGGCTGATGACGAAGAAGACGACTAATGAGCGGTGGGTATAGCTTACGGATACAGGATGCAAATGCCAAGGCGAGCAAACACAAGTTGGGTGTTCGTCTAGGTAGGCTCTGCATTGCGCAGGACATTCCTGTAGCCGTAGTCGCTAAGTGCACGGGCGTAACGAGGCAGACAGTATATAACTGGTTCTGTGGGACTTCGGTCCCACAGGGCACTGCCGTGGCGCTCATAGCTTCATATATGGCGAGTCTGGAGAGTTCTGCTTCGTAGGAAGCAGGGAGCATTTTCTTTTAGAGAGGGCTTGTGAGTTGCCCTATGGAGTAGTGTCTGCGTGGCGGAGGAATTTGACCTTTTATCAGCGGTCCAGCCTGCAGAAGGCTGGTACGCTATCGTCGGGCTTAGTCCCGACAGGATGCAACAGGAGTTAGCAGATACACGCGAAGAAGCAGATGAGTGGGTAAAGACCTTCCTCAACCAAGGTAAGAACGTATTTTTTGGTGTAGCTAAATATACTGACGGCAAGTCGCGCACCAAGCAAAACGTGAAAGCGTTGAAGTCGCTCTGGCTGGACATAGATTGCGGACCGGAGAAGGACTACGATACGCAGCAGGAGGGTCTAGATGCCCTTCGTGACTTCTGTAAGACCGTAGGCATGCCCAAGCCTATCGTGGTTAACTCTGGGCGCGGTCTGCACGTATACTGGCCGCTAACCGAAGAAGTTACACGTGGAGAGTGGGAGCCAGTGTGTGCACGGTTGAAGGACGTGTGCGCCACCAAAGGGCTACGTGTAGATAACAGTTGTTTCGAGGCGGCGCGCATACTGCGTGTTCCGGGCACTTTTAACTTTAAGGGTGATGACCCGCTGCGCGTAGAGGTTCTGATTGTCGGTAAGCCGACGCCCATGGCCGACATACGTGACATACTTGGCGTTAAAGAAGCTAAGCCATCACCCCTAGGCGACTTGCCGGTGTTCGCACCTAGCCCGTTATCGAAAATCATACAGGCTAACATGGAGTCCAGCTTCACCAAGATTATGAGCCGTGGTGACAAAGGCTGCAAACAGCTTAACGCCAGTTATGAAGACCGCAGGGACATATCGGAGCCACGCTGGTTCTCTGCGTTGTCAATCGCAAAGTTCTGTAAGGACCGCGACAAGGCAATACACAAGCTATCTGCGGACCATCCGGACTATGACCCCGTCAAGGTCGAGCAGAAGATAGGGCACATAGTCGGGCCGCACACATGCGTGGAGTTCGAGAAGCACAATCCCGGTGGATGCGCAGGGTGTCCGCATATTGGCAAAATACGTTCGCCTATTACATTAGGCAAAGAGCTAAAAGAGGCAACTCCAGAAGATAACGTAGTTATAGAAGAGACGAAGCTGGGGCCGATAAAGTTCCACATACCCGAGTTTCCCTTCCCCTACGTGCGTGGCAAGCATGGGGGCGTGTGGCGCAAAGTTACACCCAAGGACGAGGAAGAGGGCGTGGAGGATATCGTGCTGGTGTACCCATACGATATCTACGTGGCGAAGCGCATGGATGACCCGGTCGAAGGTGGCGTAGCCCTTATACGTCTGCACACACCGCAGGACGGCGTCAAAGAGTTCACGGTGCATAATTCCAAGATGGCGGACGGCACCGAGTTGAAGAAGCTTCTTGCCTCTAAGCACGTGATGCTTAGTTCCAAGACCGACTATGCGTATCTAGTCGATTACATAATTAAATCAGTTGCACAATATTTTCACAACGCAAAGGTAGAGCAAATGCGAAATCAGTTTGGATGGGTCGATAACGACAGTAAGTTTATTATAGGTGACCGTGAAATAAGCGCGGAGGGCACGTACCATAGTCCTCCGTCGTCCGTCACCAAAGTGCTAGCGGAGCACATGACAGCCAAGGGCACACTAGAGAAATGGCGCGAAGTGTTCGACTTGTATGGGCGTCCGGGCCTTGAGGGGCATGCGTTTGCAGCAGCCACCGCCTTCGGTGCGCCTCTCCTACGCTTCTCTGGGCAGCGTGGGGCGATTATCAACGTGGTGCACCCTAAGTCAGGCACGGGTAAGACAACAGCCCTTTTGATGGCAAATAGCGTATACGGTGACCCTGTGGCGCTCTGCGCGAAGAAGGACGACACGTTCAACTCGAAGGTGTTTAAGATAGGGGTATTCTGCAACCTGCATATCAGCTTCGACGAAATGTCGAACACAGAGCCCAAACAGCTAAGTGAGCTTGCCTATCTTATTACACAGGGTACGGGCAAAGACCGCATGAAGGCGTCCGCCAACGAGCTTCGGGCAAACCTGACATCGTGGCAGACCATTGCACTGTGCTCGTCTAACCACTCGTTCTATGAGAAGCTGGAGATTAACAAGGGGTCGCCTGACGGTGAGACCATGCGTATCATCGAGTACAGCATCGACTACTCTGACGCGATTGACATCGAGTATGGCAAGAAGATGTTCGACCACCAACTGCTCGAAAACTACGGGCATGCAGGTGACATCTACGCACGGTACCTGATTACGCACTATGATGAGGTGAAGGCGCTCTATGCTACGGTCCAACAACGCATAGACACCAAGCTTAAGCTAACACAGCGTGAGCGCTTCTGGTCGGCAACAGCGGCAGCGAATATCACGGGTATATACATCGCCCTGCATCTAAAGCTGTGTAACTGGGACATTGCTGCAATCTTTAAGTGGACTTGCAAGATGCTCCTCAACCTGCGCAACACGATGACGCCGCCACCAGAGGGTGAGCAGCAGATACTAGGTGTGTTCTTGAATAACC